ATCACGTCTACCTAGCACGCCCCCACAGACCTTAGATCACGACGGCTAATTGTCGTCAAGTCAGTCCTGATTTTTGGTAAATTCTTTGGCGTGGTGGGTGCGGTGGCAATTCGAGCAGAGCGGAATGCAGCGCTCTTTGACCTCACGCATTGCCCCATTGTAATTGTCGCCCTGGACAAACTTGTAAACCTTTTTATTCTTTGGATCGTCTTTGTCGACGTGGTGAAAGTCGATCACTTCCGGCCGACCGCTCGTGCCGCAGTGGGCGCATTCAACACTTGCCTTGAACGCATCCCACTCTTTTTTTCTACGGCGCTTTTGCTCTTTTACCTGTTCAGACCGTTTCTGCTTATTATCTTCGTACCATTGCTTATTATATGTTTTATTATACTCGGCCCGTTTTTCTTTGTCGGCATAAGGCATTAGCATTCCTAACAGTTTATAACTGAGGTCAACCTACTACATACAGGCGGTCGGTCAAGTCATGCAGCCAGGCGTGTTTTTGCATCTCCGCCTCTATATCTAGTACGAGCTGCTTGACCGGCAATACTTCTATTCCGTCAAGGTTTAAGCTGTCGATGTAGGCTCGGTTTCGCGCCGCTTCTAGCGCTTCAAAGTGTAGTTCTGCTTCATGTTTAGACATTTCAAAACTCCTTGAATGTATATTCCACTGGGCATTTTAAAACATCATGTATCGCTAGATGATACGGATGCTTGGAACGCCAACTGCTCACCGATGGGTTGCACCTATACTCACACACCTTCCATAAAGTTGATGGGACTGACGACATCTGAAAGAATAGGGCCGTCAGGCCACAGGTTATCATTCGTCTGGCTTCTTTAGGATTTTAGCAACAGATCTAAGCGTGACCCATCCGTCCTCTTCGACAATGCCCCATTCATAAGGCCAGTCGGGTATCATGTGTTCCTTAGTCTTCTTTTGAAATATGCCACTGTCAGCCGGCACTTCCCACTTAGCCATTGCTCATCTCCTTTTAATACTCCGGTATCACTAATGACCATTTTAGGTTGATTAATAACATTATGGTATCACCCCAACCCCTCTGGCCGTGTCTTCGGTGTAGCCGACGACGACAGCGTGCGCGTCTCTTCGCAGTGCGCCCAGGCGTCCGTATAAGTATGCTTAACGACGTCTAGGATCGGCATCATAGCTTGGCTGCACTGCTTGTAGCTTGGGAATGCAACGTGCGTCTGCAAATCGCCAATACCTACCACATGTGTTGAGTAATAAATCACCAGAATAGTCCAATTCATTTGTCTCTCCCATCATACGCATTTTTTACAATTTCGCCAATATACTCGGACAACACTTTTCCGCTGTCCTGGGCGTCGGCACATAGCGCCCGAACTTTTGTGCCATCTAAACATCGCAGCACGTCGCTAAAAGTGCCTAGCGGCTCGCCGTCAAATATGTAGTGGGCGATTGAGTAGCTGTCCGAATTGTGCCTGCCGATGTGACCCAAGCCTCTGGCCCTGCGCATGTCGTATTCGACATTGGCCAAAGTAATGTTTAGCTTCTCGGCAATCCCGACATACGTCATGCCGTGTTTGCGCAATTTTAATACGGCCTTGAGCCGTCCCTTTGGTGCTAATCTAGGCATTGAAAATAACTCCCGCAAATAAAACAATGACCGGCAAAGCGCAAATGCAGATTAAGCCGATGATGTCAAACAGAACTGGGTGGTCGTTTTCAATCTTCATAAGTTTATAATAAAGTTTCATGTCTTTCCTCCAATTGATATTCAATTCGTATCCGATCAGATTTATTATGTAAAGAATTATTTTTTCAATTTTAGGGATTGCAATTAGCGTTCACGCCGATTAGTCTACAAAAACCAAATGGAGGTTCCAATGATTTATACGATGCGAGAAATAAAACCACACCTTAGAGACCGCAGGCTGACGGCTGTGGCCGAGTGCGTGGGCTTGAGCTACTCAACTCTTTGGCGTTTAATGAACGACCAACAGGAGGCGCGTGAAAGCACGCTAATCGTGTTGACCAAATATGTGATGGGAGAGTTCAATGAAGCGGTCTGAAATATTAGATACAGCTAAAGAGTATGTTACCAAGGATCGTGCCAGCCAGCATGGCGATGCAGAAAACAATCTGAATGGCATTGCGAGCGGCTGGGACTGGTGGATGAGTGTACGTCAGGAAGGCAAGTTCAGCGCAATGGATGTGGCAGTGATGATGACGATTTTAAAGATCACACGGGCCTCATCAAACCCAAGCAATTCCGACAATTTTATTGATGCGTGTGGGTATATGTCTTTGGCCGGTGAATGCGCATGATATTTTATGGCATCGACCCAGGCTTTACAGGAGCCATCGCAATATTCGCGCCTAACACAGGCTTCTTTGACGTGTACGACATGCCGACAATGCTCAACTCTAAGGGCAAGGTCGAGCTTAATCACTTTGCAGTTTTAAACATTCTGGAAAAAGAGATGGAAGTTGAGCATCAGGCGTGGATTGAAAAAGTTGGTGCAATGCCTGGTCAGGGGGTTACCAGTATGTTTCGCTTCGGCCAGTGTTATGGATCTCTGGAAATGGCAATTGCAGCGTCAGGCTGCGTGACCCGCTACGTCTCGCCGGTCACTTGGAAGAGGCACTACACGATCACATCAAACAAAGACGTTGCACGCTCAACTGCAATGCAGCGTTTCCCAGAACATGCCGAGAAGTTCGCCCTCAAGAAGCACGACGGTCGTGCAGAGGCCGCACTGATCGCGCTATATGGATCGGAGCAAAAAAGATAATGGCAAATATACCTCAAGCACGCGACTACCTAAAGGTCGCACTGGGAATGGACATCAGCGAGGATGTTCGGCACATGATTAATCTTGCTATGTCAGAAATGGTTAGAGAATATACCAAAGTAAGAGCGCCACGGCAGGCACGATCAGTTACTCGATCAATCATCATTGGCGTTAAGCAGTATGCCGGTGAAAACCCCACGGCGTCGTGCATAGATATTGGCGTGATGTTTAATATCGGCGTCGGCAGAGTGTCGGAAATTTTGGCAGGAAAGAGGGTAGAATGAACGGCTTTGAAAAGCACGGAATTGACCACCTATCGGCCAGCTCCATCAACCTATGGGCTAATGCGCCGGACGTCTGGGTCATGCAATACCTGTTCGGCAAACGTACCGGCATGGGCCCTGCGGCGTGGCGGGGCATCTGCTCTGAGGATGCTGTCGTAGACACTTTACTCGGAGAGGATCAGGAGGCGGCTATTGCGAAGGCACTAGCCAAGTTCGATAAGCGCTACTTAATTGGCGATGAGAAGACGACGAAAGAGCGCAACATGATTACGCCTATTGTCGGCATGGCAGTCGAGGAATTGAAACAATACGGCAAGCCAGTATTCCCAGACGACAGCAAGCAGGAAAAGATCTCGATCACAGCCAAGGGCGAAAACTACTCAATCCCAGTGATCGGCTTCTTGGATATGGTCTACCCAGACCACGGGCTTGTAATTGACTTGAAGACGACTTCTAAGATACCGTCGTCAATGTCGGCTGATCATAGGCTGCAGCGCTGCATCTATGCGGCCTCAAAGGGCAACATGGCTGTGAAGTTCCTCTATGTGTCGGGCAAGAAGTCGGCACTATTGGAAGACGGCGACGTAAGGGAGACACTGGCCGAGGCCAAGCATGCGATCAATCGCCTGCACAACTTCCTACTCGCATTGGATAAGGACACGGCGCGAGCAATCGTGCCGGTAAATAAATCGAGCTTCTACTGGTCTGGTTCGGAGGCATTACGGAGGGAATTTTATGGAATTTGATTTCAGTAAAGTTTACGCAAAAGACGAGCGTGCCGAAATTAATATCGGCTATTTCAAAAGTATGGTCTACCCATCAATACAGTCATGGGGCGTTGATTTATACTTTCCAAACTTTGAAAAAGCGCCGTGGCAGATACAGTGTGAGATTAATGGAGCCAAGGTTAATATTTGGCCTGGTTCTATGAAGGCTCACGAAGAGTTTACACCAATTCCAGCGGCAAGCGGCATACGGGAAATTATTGTTCTCTTGTATGGACTGGCAGAGCCAACTAAGGAAGAAACTTTCGACGTGGTCGAATGACTGACCCAGCAGTTTCTGGGATGCCCATTAATGGCAATGACAAGGAGACTAACAATGTTTAATTTTGATATGGGATCTAGCGGCGGCGGCGAAGGCCCCTGGTTGGCGTGGAGCGCACGCGGTACTCTCGACGGCTCAGTCGAGGCTAAGTCTTTCTTTATCCGTGAGGGATCGACAAAGACATCCTTTGCAGGTTTTAAAGATGCCGGTTGTGTGTTGGATATTCATCGCATGAAGACCGGCTGGCAGCGTTCGGAAGGCGTGGCTGGTACGGCTCCAGACTGGAAGTGGAACCCAGCGGTTTCGCAGATGATGCCATCGCCAGGCGAAGACTATAAGAAGGGCTTTTCAATCCGCTGCGCAATCGGTGGCGGAAAGACAGCAAGCTGGGAGCAGGCCGGTGCGTCAGCCTGGAATGCTTTTATCAACTTAGTGCCCGAGCTGCAAAAAGCTCCAGACGCCGACAGCCTGCCGCTCGTTCGCATTACAGGCTCGAAGCTCGAGCAGTTTAAGCGCGGCTCAACTGTGACGCCAATCCTTGAGATCGTTAAGTGGGTGCCTCGGCCCGACTGCCTAAAAGAGGGCGCGTCTGGTGCGTTTGCCACTGAGCCAACACCGGCTCCTAAGCCTGCACCGGCACCTGCTCCGGCAGCAATCGACGACGCAGAGTTTTAATAATAGCGCAGCCGCTACGGCGGCTGCAACTAAATTGGCAAAGGGGAGAAAATGAAAATGGCAGCAGTA